GGCAACTTCGACAGTGAGGAGAGGCTTAAGGCAGCTCTCCACAAGGTATCTCCTATTGCTTGGATAACAGATAATGAGTTTGTTAACGAGAACCAGAAGCCCTTTGAGTTCAGTAACCACCGCTTTATGCTTCAGCCATACTCTGATATGTCTGCTGAACAGGTGATAATGAAGAGCGCTCAGATTGGCTGGTCAGTGCTGGCTATTCTGAGGACTATTCACGCTGCCGCCTATGCAGATATGAACGTGATCTACGTGCTACCTACTCGTAATGCAGCCGGTGAGTTTGTAGTACCGAAGGTAGACCCGATGATTGATCGAAACCCTAAGCTTGCCGAGCTAGTGAAGGGAGTGACTAACAATAAAGCAATGAAGCAGATAGGTGATAGGTTCGCTTACTTCCGTGGTTCATTCTCTGAGCGTGATGCTATTTCTACCTCCGCTGACCTTATCGTAAGTGATGAAACGGATAGATCAGACCAGAGGATCTTAACCATATACGAGTCTCGTCTTCAGGCTTCAGAGCACGGTTGGTACTGGAGGTTTAGTAACCCTAGTCTTCCAGGCTTTGGAGTACACGAGCTATATCAGAAGAGCGACCAGATGCACTGGTTCATTACCTGTAAGAAGTGCAAGCACGCCGTATGGATGAACTTTGAGCGTGATGATGCTGGTGCTAGAAACCACTATATCGATCAGGAGCGACAGGTCTATGCCTGTGGTGGATGTCATAGGGAGCTTACTACAGCCGAGAGACAAAATGGGTTCTGGTTAGCTAAGTACCCTAAGCGTGAGCTACGTGGATATTGGATCAATCAGTTAATGGTGCCGTGGGTAAGTGCTAAGAAGATCCTCAAGCAGATGGGTGATATGGATACTCAGACCTTCTACAACTTCGTATTGGGTCTGCCGTACCAAGAGTCAGAGTTTATGATTAACAGAGAGAACATCCTCAATGCTTGCGTAAAGGAGATAGCTGATAAGAACGATGTCTTCATTGGTGTAGATGTAGGTAAGGAGAAGCACTACGTTATTGGTAATGATCGAGGTGTATTTGCCTATGGTAAGACAGAAGAGTGGGATGAGATAGAGAACCTTCGTAACCTATACGATGCCACTATGGTCATTGATGCCTTGCCTGACTTTACTGTCCCTGAGAGATTAGCTAAGAAGTACCCCGGCAAAGTATACGTACACTTCTATGGTAGTGAGAACGCTGCCACTATGTCTGTATCTACCAAGAAAGAGAACGTAAACCACGGTGCTATCACTTCAGATAGGACTAAGCTATTCGATCTATTGGCTGCGGATATAGTTAACAAGAGCATAGTCTTCTACGTAATGCCCAAGGATCTAACATCTGACAAGGCTGGTGGTGGACTGATTGAACACTGTGAGAACGCCTATCGTGTAGCCGAGAAAGATAAGCAGGGGATACTCAAGGCCAGATGGGAGACCAAGGAAGCAGCAGCGGATCACTGGCTTCACGCTCTAGCTTACTATCGTGTAGCCACTAGCTTTGGCATACGTACTGGTGAGACCGGTGGTGTTCAGCCTACGGCAGCTAAGGCTGGAAGGAAGATAGATAATGCACAAGCAAAAGATGGTACTATTAAAGTCGAGGAAGTCTTAGGCGATCTAGATGAGTTCGTTGAAAGATCAATAGCAAAAGAACAAAGGAAAAGACGATGAGAAATGATTACCACGATGGAATGTTCGATGTCAGACGAAGAGATGACGAGCCTGCAATAACATTCTTCTTCAACAGCACGTCAGCACCACACGTAGATGAGCTTAGCTGTCTATATTGTAAGCGGACTATCTTTGCCATTAAAGGGCGCATTGATTATGCTGAGAACATCCCAGCAGACCACGAAAACTTTGGGGGAATGATTAGTATTAAGTGCAAGAGGTGTAGGCAATGGTATAGGTTTATCCCTAACGAGTCTACCAAGCGGAGACTTGCCACAGGGGTGCATAAGGATGCTATAGTGTGATATGATGAAATTAATAGAGTCATCCGGCCATAAGTAATTTAAGCGACTAATACTTTGGAATATCCCGGCATAACAGTACAAGATCAATCAGGCGAAGAGAAGTCCGTATACGACGTTGACCTAAAGGACGACGACCTTCTCAAGCTCTTAATCAAGGCTATACCAGAGTCTGAATCATACTGGGAAGAGACCTTCGGCAATAGAGATGCCAGAGAATCTAATATGAAGATGTGGCTACCTGGTCACACTGATGCTGAGGACTACTACGAGCACCAAGAGGGGTATATCTACGAGAACCCTAGAGTCTTTGTTGATGAGCAGACTGCTACAGCTATGGTCAATGCCCGTATGCCTGAGCCTGATGTTATGCCTGCCCAAGACAATGTAGTAAGTATCTGCCTTGCTAAGGACATACAGAAGACTATTGCCGCCCACAACGAGAAGTACGAGACTAAAGAGATCTTTAAGATGGCTTATCGCAACCTTGGTCTTAAGAGGATAGGTATTGCTAAGGTGCGCTTTGATGAAACTGTTGGTAAGTATGGTGATATAGTGCCTGAGCACATCCTACCTGAAGACATTGTTATCTCTAAAGATGCTAAGTGGAACGAGAACCCTCGACTTATAGCTCAGAAGATACGTGGTGTAACTGGTGAAGACCTTATTGCTATGTTCCCAGATCGTGAGCAGACTGTACTCCAGATGCTTGGAGTTAAGGGTAAGAAGAAGAACGGTGATCTGTTTGCTCAGAAGTCTCAGTTAGCTAGAGCTAATGACATATGGGAAGTATGGTTCAAGTACTACGATGACGAGCTTAGTATGTACAGCTATGGTCTATGTTGGGTAGACTCTCGCTTTGAGTTCGTGCTTGAGAAGATGCGTAACCCTAACTGGAACTATGACGAGCCAGTGGTTAACGAGATGGAAGGTGGATCAGAGCAAGAGACCGATAAGATGGTATCTAACATCCTAGACTCTCCTCTTCCTCCTTACTTCTTTATGAATATGATTAACGATGGGTCTAGCTTCTACGACCTAACTACGTTGATGGAACAGGCGGCATCGATGCAACGTATCCTCGATAGGCGTGGCTTCCAGATTATGGACAACTCAGAGCAAGCCGGCTCAGGTATCATCTTCAACACTGAGATGATTAATAAGAAGGATATGGGTAAGCTGGTTGGAGCACCAGATGAACGTATCGGTGTTAAGGGTAATGTATCCCAGGCAGTGATGCGTATTCCCCCACCAATGCTACCTAACTACGTCTTTGAAGATAAGCTAGAAGCTAAGGCTGAGATCGACAATATCTTTGGTACACACGATGTTACTCGTGGTGAGGCTTCTGATAACGCTACACTTGGTCAGGATAGGATACAGCTAGGGCAAGACAGCACCAGGCTTGATGAGGCTGGTCGTGCTATAGAGCGCTTTGCTACTAAATACTACAAGTACCTAGTCCAGATGATGAAGGTTTACTACACTGAGGATCACTTCTTCCAAGCTGTAGGTGAGAATGGACAGTTTGACTTCGTAGTAATGCAGGCTGATCTTATAGAAGATGGGGTAGACATCAAGGTTACTGCCGGATCTTCACTACCTATCAACAAGGCTAATCAACAGAGAACAGTCTCAGACCTTGCTCAGATAGGGATGATAGACCCACTATCTGTATTTGAGGTCATTCACGGAGGCAACCTACCTAAACCTATTACTATGCTCGAAAGACTAGTAATGTGGCAGAACGCCCCAGATGAGTTGCTTCAGAAGGTTAGGGAAGAAGACTTTGACCGTAATGCTCTCATTGATATACAGATCCTCAACCGTGCAGCTATACCTAAGAAGCGTGACGAATACGGTGATTCTTACTTCACATTCTTCAATAAGTATATGACTAGTGGTGCATTTATGAAGCTAGCCGATCAGGTCAAGTTAATGTACACAGATCACCTCAAGTCTTGTATGATGCAGGCTCAAGAGCAGCTGAGGGCTATGGAACAGCAGTTACCTACACCAGATGAAGTAGATGCCGCTAACCAGAAGGCCGCTGCTGATGCTCAAATGGCAGCTCAGATAGCTCAAGATCCAGCGAATCAGCCACCTCAAGAGGGTGGAGGCGTTAAACCTACGCCAGCTAGTTCCCAACAGGCTCAGACTACCCAGGCTCTTAAGGCTCAAAATGCGGAAGCTAAGCTTGACGGCGAACAAGCACAACCTGTAGCATAAGTGCTATAATAGTTAGTGTTAATTAAAGGAGTAAGCCTATGACGGTTATAAAAGATGGAAACGAAGGTGGTGGTGAAGAAGCAGCAGTATACGTTGAAGGTACTGGTCTTGAAGGTGTCTTAAACTCAGCTCTTGAAGAGCTTGGAGAAGAGGGTGAAGAGCTTGGTACTGGCTTTGCAGTCGGTGCGGAAGGTGACGAGGACGAAGATAAGGACAAGGGGGATGACAAAGATAAGGGTAAATCTAAAGAAGGTGACGAAGATGAAGAAGATTCTGATGAGGATTCGGACGATGATAGCGATGGAGATGGGTCTGAGGAGGGCGGAGACGATGATGGTGAAGAGGACGGGGAAGAGGTAGAAGATGATAAGTCCAAGAAGAAAGAGAAGGAGACCCCAAGCTCTAAGCCCGGCGTTCCTTCTGTAGACGATAAGCTACCTGAGATTCCTGATGAACCTGAGAAGCCTGAGCTTAAGAAGGTAACAGTTAAGAGTTCTAAGGGTGAAGAGTTTGAGATTAGTTCTGCTAAAGATCTACCGGATGACTTTGAACCATATACTTATAAGGCTTATGGTGAAGCTCTAGAAGAGTTGGCCGATAATAAGGCTGAGTTCTCTAAGGCTATGGGTGAGTACGAGTCTGCTGTAGAGAAGCGTGAGTCTATTGTCCTTAGTCACAATATGAAGAAGGGCTGGGATAGTGAGATCGAGGAGCTAGTTAAGACTGGTTTCTTGTCTGATGATGAGAGCGAGAAGCGTACTGTCACCTCAAAGGTCTTTGAATATATGATTAGCGAGACTGCCAAGGGTAATAAGAATATGAGCTTCACTGCTGCATATAAGTCTTGGAAGCTGGATAATCTAGAGGAAGAGCGTAAGAAGGAGTCTGATAAGGCTGCCAAGGAAGCTGCCGAAAAGAAGAAGAACGCTGAGAAGAAGAGGCGTGGCGGTCTAGTATCCGGCAACCGTGGTGGTAAGTCTGCCGAGAAAGAGAGTAGCAGAGACACTATGCCTTCTGGTCTTACTATATCCCAAGTTGAAGCACGATTACTCAGAGGATTGAAGTAGGGTATTGCAATTTATATATAGAGTGTGATATGCTTCAAAGTAATTAGCCCATCGGCATTTATGTTCGATGGGCTTTGTGTTTAAGGAAGTAAGCCAACAAAATAAGGAAAAACTAAGATGACACCAGAAAGATTAACCAGCATTACTAATAACTCTTACGTCCCAGCCGTGATGGATGGAGTTTTCAACTCAAACGTATTTATGGCTCGTGTATTCAAGCGAGACCCTAAACCTTGGGATGGAGCAACTCTATACGTACCTATAGCTGTAGCTAAGAACGATGCGAACGGATCTTTCCAGGGAGTTGGCAACTTCGACACAAGCCTTAAAGACACACGAAGGAAGCAAGCCTTCACACCTAAGTTCTTCTACCAAGGAGTTACTATCTCAGGTGTTGAGAAGTCAATCAACAAGACTAAGGCTGGAGTCCTCAAGCTATTGTCTCAGACAATGCAAGAAGCTCAGACTGCTATGGTTGATGCTATTGGAGACCTACTTTACGGAGTTGGTGCTGGTAACGACTTCCAAGGTCTAGGTGCAATCGTAGATAACGGAGCTAACACTTCAACTTACGGAGACCTAAGCCGAACAACCTTCCCTCTATTGAACTCTTCTGTTCTTGCCGCACCAGGCGGAGCACTAAGCCTTGGCTTCCTAGCAAGCTTGACTCGTGGAGCTGCTGCTGCCGGATCTAAGAAAGAAGCGCCAACTATGGGTCTAACTGATGAAATCACTTGGGATCTATATGAAACCTTCTTGACCCCTACAGTAAGTGCTAACTACGAGGCTCAGTCTAGAGCAGTAGTCACAGCTTACTCTAAGCCAGGAGCTATGCTAGAAGGTGGTAAATCACTAGAAGGTGTTGCCGGATTCGAGACTCTAAGATACCGTGGTAGACCATTACTAGCTGACGAAAAGTGTCCAACTGGTGAAATCTACCTCTTAAACGAGAACTACCTTGACTGGTACTCTCTCCCAGCTGCTGACTGCCAAAGTTACGGACACGCAGAAGGTGGACTAGAAGGAGTTGCAACTGAAGATCAGACACCATACCCACTATACTTCACTGGTCTTTCAAAGCCAGATGCACAATACGCTCAGACAGGTCAGTTCCTAATGCTTGGTAACCTTATTAGTGGAAGCACTAGAAGGCACGCCAAAGGAACAGGAATAACCACAGCGTAGTTTAAATAAACCAAGGAGAAAAATATTATGTTAGGAACACCAGTAGTAATCACAGATCAAGATGCAAGAGACGTTAGCTCAGTAAAGCTAGCTGCTCTAGGAACAAAAGCTGTCACACCAGACGGTAGGGTTTATAGGTACGCAAAAGCTGGAGGCTCTGACCTAGCCCCAGGTAAGTTAGCTGTTAACGCTGACCTAGTTGCTAACCACACTAATATAGTTGTCGCTGCTGCTGTCGCAGTTGGTGCTACTAGAGTTACTGCTACCCTTGGTGCTACTGCTGCTACCCAAAACCAATACGCTGATGGCTACCTAACAGTCAACGATGCTGCTGGTGAAGGTATACAGTACAAGATCGTAGGAAACAGTGCTACTGACTCCGCTGGTGTAATCAAAGTTCAACTTGCCGAGCCTATCAAGGTTGCCCTAACTACTTCTTCTGAAGTTACCTTGAAGCAAAACCCTTGGTCTGGTGCGGTTATCTCAGCTACTGACCAAGCTGACCAACCAGTTGGTGTACCTAATGTCACTATTCCTGCTAACTACTTCGGTTGGTTGCAGACAGGTGGTGAATGTGCAGTCCTAGCTGACGAAGCTGTTACTAAAGGTCTTGCTCTAGCTATTGGTACTGGTACAGCCGGTGCAGTAGAAGCTCTAGATGCTGCTGGTGAGTTCCAGATCGGAGTTGCAAGTGAAGCCCTAGTGGACACTGAATACCGAGCTGCATACTTAACACTAGACAGTTAAGCTTAAGTTAATTAAAAGGAGATAGGACTATGGCAGAAATCACACAAACAGACCCAATAGCCGCTAAAAGAGAGGCTGAGGAGCTAAGAGTACAGGCTCAGAGCTTGCTATCTCGTGCTGAAGCCCTAGATCCTACTCCAGTTAAGAAATCATCTCCTAGAAAGAGTCCTTCAAACAAAGGCAAGGGCAAAGGCGGAAAGAATACCAAGAAAGCAACCGGAAAGGGCAAGAAGTAATGGCAATCGTCGGAAAAAAGGCTGAAGAGTTCATCCAATATATTAGAGAAAACGGTTTCAAGACTGACAAAGACGTAATCTTTGGAGGTAACGTAAAATTCGGAGGTGATAACGGGTCTAACCTTGGCGGGTTTTACCTCTCTGGTGTTGTTGCTGTCACTGTACCTGCTATTACTGACCCCGATATTGCGAAAGTAGACGTTGATGTAGATGCAGCCTTCTCTACTATCACTCCAGCTGTAGGTGATGCCGTAATTGCTATTCCTCAAGAAGCTCTACCTACTAATGCTAGACTTCAGGGTGCTTGGATCACTGCTAACAACTCAGTACAGGTAACATTCGGTTCTGAAGGCGGTAACGTATCAAGCTCTGCTAAGAACTTTAAATTCCTCGTAATAAGAGCATCATAGGGGGCTAAATGGCCAAGAAATACATAGTAAATAACACCGAAACACAGGTGTCCGGGCCTTGTAAGAAGGCTATCGTCCAAGTTAACGCTGCCCTAACTGGGTCTATCAAGGTCATTGACGGTGTGACTGGGTCTACTGCCAACGTAGCCACCATCACTAACCCTGGAGTAGGTGATAAGTTTGAGTACTGGGGCTTTGAGACCGGTGTGCGGATCGTAGCTTCTGGAACTTGCGATATAACTGTATCTACAGACGGCTCTAACGGTGGTAAGTAAACAAAAGCGTGTTGTGTTATAATACTCCTTGTTATTAAACATTAGGAGTATTTTTTATGCAGCCCATCGGAACAAAAAAAGATAATAGCTTCACACCTAAATGGACTCACTTTCCAGAAGGCGGAGAACTAGTAATATTCAACCCATTAGACAGAGATGTAGTCTTCCCCGTATCCACTGATGCGGGGCGTTTTATGTATGTCCTTAAAAAGAATACAAAGAACACGGTTCAAGGCGGTATGGTAGCCACTCAAGGGGTCAAGCTCATCGTTGATGAACTCATAACCAGAGAGCCTAAGTCAGAGGCTAGAATCTGGGATCCGTCCGTAAGAGCTAAGTTCGAGAAAGAGATAATCTTACGTTATAAGCCACCGATCCAGCACAAGATCAATGTTCAAGACCCATCTGAGCCTATCGATCTATCCGCTGGCGACGACAGTAGTGATGACGTGGACGAGGCTAGTGCAGCCGTTGATCTATCTCTAGGGGTAAACGAAGAGTTTAAAGGCGAGAACCATAATGATGGTGACGACACTGTAGTAGAGGATGAGGACAAGCCATTCCCAGATCTAGGCGACATCCTAGCTCAATCTATGGCTGTAGCGCCAAAGACCCCACAACCGGGAGAAGAGGATCAAGCATAGTATGGAAGATATACAAAAACAATTCACCAGCATAATTAATAGGGTTGGTTAATTACAGACCCGTTATAATGCTCTCATCACAGAGATACCTAAGCTTGAGGAAGACAAGAAAGCCCTTAAGCGAGAGTGTCAGGATTGGGCTAAGAAGTCTGAGAAGCGCCGTGCTGAGTTTGACGAAGAGGGAGAGAAGCTTAAGAAGCTGGCCGAGAAGTATGCTGGCGAGCTTACCGAGAAGCGTAAGAAGCTTGAAGCTGATATTGAGTCATTTGAAGCCGAGAAGCTCAAACAGAGTGAGGATATGGCACGTCGAGAGAACGAGGTGACTAATAATAAGTCTGCCCAAGATGTAACTGCCGAAGAGCTGAAGACTATGGAGACTGAGCTTAACGCTACTGCTACCGCCGTTAAAGAAGCTCAAGAGAAGGCTGAGAAGCTTAACCAAGAACTCGAAGAGGAGAAGTCTACCCTTGATGAACTTAAGAGGAGTGCAGCTGCTCATAATGCCGAGGCTGGTGAAAAGCTCAAAGAGATCGAAGCAAGAGACCGTAAGTCTAAGGCTAAAGAAGAAGAAGCTAAGAAGAAGCTTAAAGAAGCCCAGACTAAGCACGACGAGGCTACTAAGGCTCTAGATAAAGCTAAGAACATAGAATCGGATGCTGCTGTTAAGGAAGATGCCAATGATCGTAGACAAGCCGCCCTTGATGCCAAGGAGTCTAAACTCAAGAAGCAGGAAGAAGAACTTAAGACCAAGCTTCAAATGCTAAAATAGTGGTATAATCTAGTTAGAACACGCCCATAGGCTCTAACTAAGGAGTATATGGATGTCCTCAACAGATAATAGAAATGATAATAGAGTACACGCACTACTAGGAACTAGTGCTCTTGATGCTGATGAAGTAGTTTTAATTTGGGCTAACCCTAGTAGCCACAGGCTCTTAGTAGATGCTTCTATTACCGAGATAGATACCTCTGTTGATACCGCTATTGATAATGGGGCTGTTACTGTAGGTAGTACGTCCACACTAGTGGCAGATGCTAACGCTGACCGTAAGTCTATAACCTTAGTGAATGACTCTAGCGAGAGCATCTATATCGCCCTTGATGAGGCTGCTGCAATGAACTCTGGGGTTAGGCTCAACTCTAGTGGAGGGGAAGCCACTATAGAGAACTATACTGGCGCTGTATATGCTATATGCGCATCTGGAAGTAAGAATTTAACCCTTATTGAGCTATGACCCCTAAGATAATAGTGAATAACCCAAGTCCCGGCGGAGGTGGCGGGGGCGGAGGAATATCTATCGGAGATCCAGTAGGTAACTCTCCAGTCTCTCAGGGTATACTATTTGTTGACTCTTCTGGTGACGTCCAGAACGATTTGATACACCAAAGGTCTATAGATTATTTCGGTGGTGTCGTAACTTCTCAGCAGATTAGTGCTTCTGACGACGACACGCTAAGACTGGGATTTGTTAACTTATCTGGTATAGGACAGCCCAACGGTATAGCCTTTGCTACCGATGCGACTACCTCTATGTCCACATTCTGGCTAGATACTGATAACCTCATTCCCTATGGTGTAATGCTAATAGATCCTGCTACTCCTACCAACAGCTTTTTCGGCCTTGGGTTCGGAACTGGAGGCATCAACGGGACTACGACTTTCTTTGTTAATTCCAGCAAAGTCCAGTTCGGGACTATAATTGATATGAATAGTCACCGTATAACAGAGGTGACCGATCCCTCTAGTGCCCAGGATGCGGCCACAAAAGCTTACGTAGATGGAATAATACCTTCTCAGTCCGGTCACGCCGGCGAGTTTCTAAGTACTAACGGGTCTAGCCTATTCTGGGACTCTGGAGGAGGATTAACTGCTGCCGCCCTAGGCGCTCTTCTGGCCGATAGCGATTCAGTAGACTTCGATTATACCTATGACACTGGCGCTACTGCCACTGACGGTGTTCTGGTAGATAACTCCAACTCTACGTCTTCTGGGTCAAGCCGTAAGCGAGTAAGTAGAATAACTATCACTCAAGATATGCAACTTGCAGGGTATACTCTTAGGTGCTGGGTAGGTAGTGGATCTCAGAATGTTAAGGCGGTGGTATACAGCGACAATGCGGGCGCACCCGATGCTCCTCTAGCTGTATCTGGTGTAGAGGTAGTCAGCAACACTACAGAAGCGACTAAGACTTTCACATTTACCGGTGCTAATATGATACCTCTTAAGACGGGAGACATCATATACGTCGGATACGTTAATGAGTCTGCTGGTAATCAGTTCTGGTTCTCTAGGGATAATACTTCTAACGGCAACTGGAATCAGTCTGGAGTGACCTTCGCTTCCGAGCCACTTGATCCCTATGGCTCTAGTTCTAATGATACAGGGATTATTGATGGATATATTACCGGGTATCTTCCAGAGAAAGTTACAGCTTATGCCGGCGCGACTGCCGGGGCACTTCCTACTGGCGGTACAACTGGTCAGATACTTATAAAACAGTCTAGTACCGACTACGACCTAGCCTTTGAAGACTATATCCCAGTTGAGAGCGGGATCAGTGACGGACAATGGGTATGGTATAACGCAGCTACGAATAGTATCCAAGGGGCAGGGGTTTTTTATGATGACACCCTACCCTATGGGAACATAGGTATTGGTACGACCACCCCCGGTGTACCACTGGAGATAGTTGTCTCTTCTAGCGGCTCAGTGGGGGCGCTACGTGTAGGCTATGTATCTACCTATACTGGCGGATCTCAACAGGCTGCCGCTACCTTCAGTCAACAGATAACCGGCGATACTCCAGCTTCAGGGTTCATTGGGCTTAATGGGTCTGTGCAGACCGGAAGCGGTGCGAACTATAACGCCTCTCTGATGACGGGCTTCAACGGATCAGTAGTTAACCAAGCTTCCTCAGGCACTATAGGGGGTGCTATTGGTGGGTCAATGGCTGTGGCGAATGTGGGCGCTTCTACGATCAATAACGTCTTTGGAATGAGAATATTCGGGACTTCTAATAGTGGGGGCGGGACTATAGATAGCAACTACGGACTATATATAGACGATCAGAATCAGTCTACGGTAGATTACGCTATCTATACAAACGCAGGACGGGTTAGGTTCGGAGACAGAGTTATCTTCAACGCCCCAGCTAGGCTGAAGTCCTACACCGTAGCCACCCTCCCTACCGGTAGCGCTGGTGATATGGCCTATGTAACGGATGCTCTAGCACCTGTATACCTGACTACTGTAGTAGGAGGAGGATCGGCTATAACACCGGTGTTCTATGACGGAACTAACTGGGTAGCCCACTAATGGTATAATCAATATTATGATATTTGGAAAGATAGTTAACTTAAAGGATATTGAAGGACTATTCTCGGAAGAGAAGATACAGAAGTATGCGGAAGCTATAAGGAGTCAGCCATTCATAACCCCTTACGAACCAGGTCTTACAGATATAGACTTGGTAAAAGCGCACATATCGCTTATAATTAAGTCTGATTATAAGAATAGGGTGGAATCCCATCTTGTAAGGGAAAATAATAAAGAGTTAGAGGAAACATTATAATGCAACCACACGTAATAGATATTGCAAAGATCGACGACATAGACAAGTTAAAGTCTCTGGCTTTTGACCTTGAACAGCAAAAAAAGCAGTTAGACGGCCAGTATGACTTGCTCATCAATAGGATTAACCAGGTTAGTCAGGCTAAGCAAGCTGAAGCGATGAAGCAGATGCAAGAGGCTCAAGAGAAAGAGTCTAAGGCTGCCGCTAAGACTCCAGCTAAGAAATCTACAGCCAAAGTCTCTCCAAAGAAGTAGTTGTGGTATAATAACCCTAGATACGCCCATAGGCCTTTAATATGAAGACCTATGGCGAAACCTCAAACTCAATACAACTCAGTACCTAAAGCACCAACAAGCTTTTTAGCTAACAGACCCGTCTCCGATGGGCAGTTACTAATAGGCGAAGGTGCTTTCTTGCTAGTTAGTGGGGGAGATAGGTTGGCCTTGAGTGTAGGCGTGATAGACAAGCCTCCTACTAGTTTTGATAAGGTAGCCAAGAACCCGACTGCTGTTCAAGCTATAGCCAAACCAGTGACATCTTGGGCTACTGGGGAAGGCCTAGAGGGTATTAGACTCGATGATATGGAGATAACTCTTGATGATATGGATGTTTTCCTGACTGGTTACCGAGTATACCCAACCCCGAACATACTAAGCACTAAGAACCCAACGGAGTACAGCGAGGTATAATATGGCTAGTTTCCCAACCTCACTACCAGATTACCCAGCAGTTGTAGGCTCTCAGGTTCTAGGCGCAGCCGGTCTTCTCGGTACGGCTAGACTCTTGAACGACCTCGGTGAAGATATGGATGCTGTCGCAGCCAAGCTAGGATATGGGGCTTCTATTCCTTCTGCTGGGACTATTCTAAGAGGTACGGGCGCAGGCCAGAGCGCCTACGGTAAGATTATTATAAATACAGACCTAGACACCTTCTCAAGTGCAGATCTCAGGGGACTTCTGACCGACGAGACCGGTACAGGCGTTGCCGTGTTTGCGACCACTCCAACTCTTATTACCCCTAAAGTAGATACTATAAACGAGAATACTTCGGCTAATGGAGTCACTATAGATGGACTCAACATTAAGGATAATAAGCTCAACACTAACGATTCTGTGGTTGAAACTAATATTACCAACTCAGCTGTCACAGCTAACAAAATAGCTACGGATGCGGTGACCACTGCTAAGATTCAGAACTCAGCGGTAACGGCGGCTAAGATAGTAGGGATTGATAAGTCTCTGCTTACCACTGACTCAAACCCTTATAAGTTCAAAGTTAGAAGGAACTCCGCCTTCAACTTCTCTAATGGATCTTTCGGAAAGATTACGTTTGATACGGAACTCTACGACACAAATAACAACTTCGCCTCTGGAACTTATACTGCACCTGTAAGCGGATTCTACCAGTTCAACTGGAGGGCGAGTACGTCTAGCGGATCAGGTACTCCGAGGGTGCTAACGGCTCTGTATGTTAACGGAAACCCCGTGGCCAGAGGGTCGGACGTAAGCGCACCGTTCGCAGGGTCTAGTGGTTCTGACATCGTCCAGCTCGCCGCTACGGATACGGTAGAGGTGCTAGCGCTTACCACCACAGCGGGGTTAGCAGCGGACGTAAGTGGTGCTGATACAGTATACTTCTCAGGCTTTTTAGTATGTAGGACATAGAATATGGAAGACAAATTTATATATCAACTAGACGAGCTTCTCACACCAGATCAGGGTGATGAGTTTGTTATTTACGATAGCTCTAGTCAGGACACTATGCGTATTGCCTACGCCAATCTCTTTAAGAACGTATCCAGCTCAGCCCTGCTTATAGTAGACTCTACGGACTCTTCTAAGAAGGCTAGGTTCGATGTATCTGGGATAACTACCGCTACGACTAGAACCTTTGCTCTTCCAGATGCGAGTACGACTCTAGTGGGGACTGACACTACTCAGACTCTTACGAATAAAACCTTAACAAGCCCAGTAATAAATACCCCTACCGGTATAGTCAAAGGGGATGTGGGACTCAACCTAGTAGATAACACATCCGATGCGACTAAGAACTCAGCTGTCGCTACGCTGACTAATAAGACCCTCACTACTCCGGTTATAAATAACCCTACCCTCAATGTGAATACTATATCTGAGTTCACTGGTGCTAACGGAGTGACTATAGATGGACTCAACATCAAGGATGGGGCGCTGAATACAAATAACTCCGTAGTTACGACCAACCTTACGGACTCTTCAGTGACAGGAGTTAAGATAGCTAGCTATAGGACTAGAAGGCAAGACAACACTACTAACAGTGACGAAACCGCTGCTAAAATACAGATCGGATGGGGATATATTACCTTCTCGTCAGCCGCTCAAGGTAGTGAGACAGTTACATTCCCTACCGCTTTTACGAATAGACCGATAGTTGTTTGCACGTTTGGAGGGGATAGTGTATCCGGGACAAACTACGGAGATGGAGGGGCTAACATCTCCGCTGCGTTTGCAGAGGCTCTGGCCGTCACTACCAGCGGTTTTACTGCTGTGGTATCTCTCAAGGGAACTACACCTGTAAATGGAAATTTCTTTTATCAGTGGACGGCAATAGGAACATAATAAGTAAAGGTATATAATAAAACGCATATGAAGATGTCATTCGAAGAACTACTAGATGATTGCAAGGATATATCGCAAGATCCTAGTGATGCAGCGACTATCCTCTTTAGGAGAGCAATAAACGAAGGTAAGAGCAAGTTTGGGGCTATTCTTAACAGAGAGTACCGTAACACCGAGAAGACTTTTGAGACCACAGAGAACCAGCAATACTACCAGACCCCGGAAGACTGCCTGAAGGTAAGCTCTATTATTCTTGATACTGGCGACCAGAGGAATCCTCTGACAGAGATAGCAGATAATGACGAGTGGAATGTCCTCAATCAAACTAATAGCTTTGGCGGAGACCCGATATACTACTACCTCAAGGGCGCTGACCAGTTTGGAATATGGCCTATCCCTAGTGAGGACGGACAGGTGGGAACTGTCGAATATGAGCCGATTGAGAGGAATATGTCTGTGCCGATTGACTACAAGACTGGCACTATCACAGTCACTAACAACTCAACGGAGATAGTTGGTGTCGGGACTGCTTTCACTGCTAATATGGTTGGACGGAGCATAAAGATCGACGATCCTAACGGTGATGGGATGTGGTATAAGATCGTTAGCGTAACAGATGCTACTACCCTGACTATTGAAAACTTCTACGCCGGCGCTACTGCTTCTGGTCAGACCTACAGAATAGGAGAAGTGGCTGACATCCCTGGAGAGTACCACGATAACCTAGTGGACTTTGCCCTATTTAGATACTACAAGAAGAGAAAAGATGAGAACGCTGCCAACTCCCATTATTCTCTATACCTAGATGCTCTCAACTCTTGCCGGGCAGTTTACTCTATCAAGGGTACGTCAAACTATATGCGTAAGGGTGCAATGTTCAC